CGTCGGCCCAACGTCGTCGTGCAGCATCGCGAACCGCGTCACCGGTTCGCCCTTGCGTTTCAGGTTCAGCGCGTAGCACCAGAGGTCGTTGAAGTTCCGCGCCAACAGCGAGCCGACGCCGAACTTTCGCGCCACTTGGTAGCCCGCCGGCCCCGGTGCGAAGAATGCCGCCGAGACGGGCGGCGGCATCCCCCGGTCGCAGCACGGCATCCCGAGGACGACGATGTCGCTCACGCGATTACTGCTCCGCGAATCGGGCTTCGAGACGGTCGATGTAGATCGGCCCCGCCGTTGCCGTGCCGGTCGTCTTTTCGAGGTGGGCCAGCAGGCCGAAAGGCCCGGTCGCCGCGTCGATCTTGAACGTGCTGCCGGTGACCTGTTGGGCACCGTTCAGGTAAACCTTGACGTTGGCCGGGTCGCGAGTGTCGATCCAGACTTCGGCACGATTCGCGACGGCGGAACCGGCGGTCGTATCGACCGTCGAATCTTGGGCCGAGACGGTCGTCGTGCCGTCCTTCGACTGGAAGAAGACGCTGAGGTCGCCCCCGTCGATGTGGGCATAAACGTGTTCGGTCACGGCGTCGGCGTCGCTCGCGCTGGTGCCGTTCGCGATCCCGACGTTGAAGTCCACCGCGCTGGTCGAACCGTTCGCGCCAACGCGGAAGACGGCCTCGATGATCGCGTTGGCGGCCTTGTCGAACTTGTCCACCGAGAGGATGTCCACGCACTGCACTTCGCTGGTGGCGGTCAGCGTCAACGCCCGGCTCTTGCCGTACACTTGTGGCGGCAGGAACCCGCCGAGCGCCTGCGTGCCGGTCGCGACGGAAAGGTACCCGCCTTCGCCGCCGATCGCGTCGATGTCGATTTGCGGTAGGGCGTTGAGCTTGACCTTCATGGTCGTGTCGGCCGACGCGGCATCGCCGACGGCCCGGCCGATGTAGAAGTCGCGGTCGTTGACCTTCTTGTAGTGGGCCTTATTCGCCGAGTAGTCCCAGTACACGCGGCCACCGTCGAGGAAGACCATGCTCGTGGTCTTCGCGACGACGTAGATGTCGCTGGCGTCCTGGCCCGCCCCGGTTTCGGCGGCTGCGAGGTCCACGGCAACGACAGCCGCACGGCCGTCGGCGAGTTGAATGACGGTGCCGCCGGTCGTGGCCGCTGCCGCCGTCCACGGGATCGCTCCGTGGTCCTTGTAAAGAGTCGCTTCGGCCATGATTGACACCTCGTCGAATGTGATTTGAAAGAAGGCGGCTCACGCGAACCGCCCGGTTGGGTTGCTCGTGCTCAGGCCGCGCCTTTGCTTTTCACGCCGGCGAGGTATTCGGACTGGTCACAGCCGAAGTCGTGGTAGCCACGGAACTGCACGCCGAGCGTGTCGAAGTCCGCGTCGGTCGATTCGACCGTCGGGGCCATCATGCCGTTCAGGAACGACACGACCATCGGGGCCATTTCGGACGGATTGCGGAACAAGAACCACGCCGTGGCCGAGTAACCGGTGAACGCCGTGTCCGAGAGCCACGGCACCACGACCGGCCGGTACTTGTTCGCGTAGATGTTGGCGCTCGAAGTCGCGACCGCTCCGAGGTTCTGATTGCGGTAGAGGGCTTCGGCGATGCCTTCCAACTCCGGCGGCACCACGAGGATGACCGGGTTGCCGCCGATGCGCTTGCCGCCGTCGTCGGTGCCGAGCGCGGACGGCGAACGCATCTGGCGGAACGCCTTCACCCCGAGGCCGAGGCCCACGCCGTCGCTGCCGAGGTTGGTCGTTGCGCCGGTGATGTAGTTGGTGCGGGCGGTCGTGTAGAACGTCGCGTGGTCGTAGAGGAACTTCGTCCAGAAGACGTTGTTGAACTTCTTCATCGACCCGCGACCGAGCCGGTTCCGGAGGTCGTCGAACGCGCCGAGGTCGTCGTTCACGATGTCGCGGCGAGTCAGCGAGAACATCTTCGCGTAGGTCTTCGCCTGCCGCGTGTACGATTCCTGGTCGAGCGTGCCGCCTGCGATCTTGCCGGTCGGGCCGACTTCCTCGTACTCCATGTTGTCGAGCATTCGGTACGCGGTCACCTGCTTGAAGTCGTTCACGGACGTGGTCCGCGAGACTTCCTTCCACGTCTGATCTTCCTCCATGTAGCCGGTCAACAGTTCCTTGTTCGCGACGTTACCGAGGATGCCCGACAACGAGACGGTGCTGAAGCCGCTGGCCTGGATGTGCCCGCCGCCGAACGCCGCACGGAGGACTTCGCGGATGTTGCCGTTGTTGATCCGTTCGCCCGGCCCGGCTTGATAGCCGTTCGCGGATGCGGCGGTCAGGAAGAGTTGTTGCACGCCAATGTGCCGGAAGTGCCGGTTCGCGGCCTCCAGCGTTTCTGGCTTGTAGTGCTTTTCGATGTTCGGCAGGCCGCGACTCTGGGCGAGCGCGCACTCGAGAACGTCGGGCTTCGTCACGTCCCGCTTCTGCGAGGCCATGATGAAGTTCGGCGCGCCCGTTCCGCGAGCGATGAGCAAGCATTCGAGGTGCGTTTTCTGTTCGTCCCATCCCGACGCGATGGCCTTCGCTTCGACCGTCGTGCCGTCATCGAATCGCGGGTTGTCGTACTTCTTGCACGTCCGCGCCACGGCATCGACGCGGAGTTGTTCGGCGACGATGTTCGAGCGATAGTTCGCGAGCATGGTCGCGGCCGATTCCGCGAGCATCGCGTCACCGGCCGCACGCACGTCGGTGGCGGTCGGGACGGCTTCGGGCTTTGGGGCCGGGGCCGGCTCTTTGGCCGCGTCCTTCATCGCGTACATCGCCTTCATGTTGGCGATGGCTTCGGCAGACAGGACGGTCGGGTCGAACCCGTCGGCCTTCAGGCGCTTGGCGAGATTCTCGTCCATTGGTGCGACTCCTACTTGTTGACTGGCCGCGACCGAAGCGGAAGTGCTCGTGTCAGCGCCGATGGGAACGAAACTGATTTCGCCGAGCGTCCACTGACGCGCGACGTAGACCGGCCCGTCGAAATTGCGGCCGTTGACTTTGACCTTCTGGCCCGATTCGATGAATTCGAGTTTGCCGACCTTCGCCCCGATGCTGGCCTGCCACGGAAACCCGCGACCGGCCGACGCGACGATGGGGTCCACCTGTTCCGGGTCGCCCGACATCACCCCGGAAACCTTGATGCGTTGCGGCGTGACTTCGACCGTGTTCGTATGCCCGACAATCCGGTCGGGGTCGTGGTTGCGGAAAATGGGCGTGGCCTGACGCGGCGGGTCGCCGCCGGCAAGGTCCACGACGACCGGGTAGCCGTAGCCCACCTGCATCGCCGCGCCCGTATACGCGACCATCGAAAACTTCTTGGGGCTGTTCGGTGCCGCGCCCTCTCCGGCCGCGACCAGTTCCATCGGTTCCGACTCGCCGCAAATGGCGAACGTCTTCGGTTCGGCTGCGGCCTCGATGCGATAGAATCGCTTGCGATTTCGGGACGAACGCTTGCTCACGCTGCGGCCTCCGATGCGGTGGCGGCGGCCGGGTCCACGCTGGCGTCGGCGGGTGCCGGTTGGGTCGCCGCTTTCGGCTTCATCGCGGCGTCCGGGTCCATCCCCTTCGCCCGCATGTATTCGCGCTCGATGGCCCGCTGGTCGATGACATCGCGCCAGTTCTTCCCCTCGCCCGCGCACTCTTCCGCGAGCGTGGTGACGTTGTTCGCCAGTCGCATCTCGCGGGCGGCTTCGTCCTTTTCCGGGTTGATCGACGGGAAGCCGTCCCAATGCCAATCCCACGACCACTCGTTGATGGCAGGCAGGTCTTCGGGGATGAGGCCGCGAAGGGACGCTTCGAGGTAATAGGCTTGGAAAAGTTGGTTCAGGACGCAGGCCGCGAGCCGCTCGCGTTCGATCCACATTTCCTGATAGAACGGCAGGTAATCGAGTTTGCCCGACGCGAAATTGAACCCGGACGAATCGCCCGTTACGAGGTTGCGGGGCATCAACAGCGGGCGGCCGAGCGTCGTGTATTGGACGGCGACGTACTCGCCGAACCCGGTCGTGTCGCTGCCGTTATCGAACTTTTGTGCGTCGAATCCTTCCGGGATGGTGAGCATCGTTCCGCGAGGGAATTCGATGTCATCCATCATCTTCAGTTCGACTGGCTGATTGTCCGAATCCATCAGCGGCACGTTCGTCTTCATCACGCCGCTGACGTTGGCGTTGACTTCGGCCTTCGTGAGAACGGCTTGCGAGAACCGCCGCGTTTGCGCTCCAATGCCGAGCGAAGCCGCAAGTTCGCACACGCCCCGCGTCTGACCCGGTCGCGAAGGGCGGAACCAGTGAAGCATGAATCGGGCTTCGACTCGTTCGGCGTCCCCGTAAAAACTCCAGGCATCGCCGGGGTGTTCCTTGAGGACGTGATAAACGCGGGGGTTGCCGTTCGCGTCGAATTCGATGCCGTCGGTCAACGACGTGTCGAACTGCGTTCGCAGGCCCGGCGTCGCGATCTGCTCGGCCTCGTAGACGCGGAGATTGAGTTTGACCGGATGGGGGTTCAGCGGATTCGTCACGAGCCGACCGAACGACTCGCCATCGACGGGCCGCGTTTCGGCCATCAGTCGCAGCTTGTCCGCGAGGTCCACCGCTTTCGCCCACGCGGCGAAGTCCTTTTCGACTTCGCGGGCGGACTCGTGGAATTGCGTCCCGAGTTGGATATTCAGCCGGGGGCCGGTGCCGACAAGGTTGTGGGCGTAGGTCTTGAGCAACCCGCAAAGGTGCGGATTATTGTCCCGCTCATACCGGCACCGTTTGCGAAGCGTGCCACGAACCGAAGCGGTGTGTGCGGACACAGGGCCGAGGTCGTCGGCCGCGCTCCAGTGGTTTTGATTCTCGGTCCCGGTTTTGGCGGATTCGTATCCCGCCCGCAACTGCCGCAAACCTCGCGGCGAAAAATTGCTGTTGGGGAAGGGGTTCGTGTTTCGCATCACGTCGGCCCCCCACCGGGAGGCTTGAACCGACCGGGCCGACAGTAGTTGAACGCGCTTCGCGGGCCGCCGTTATTGTTGGCACCGGCGAGGACCGTTTTGCCGATGGCGCGGTTTTCAAGCTTGATGATGTCGTCGGCCGACCGCTCCGAAACCGTCTGACCATCGACGGAGATGCTCGCCGGCGCGGATGCCAGTTCGACGAGTTCTTCGGCGGTCAGTTCGGTAGCCAAGTAGCCGTCCCGCGTGAGCGTGCGGAATGTGCGTCTACTCGACTTCTACGATTGGCGATTGGCGGAATGAGTGCGAAAGTGCTTGGAATGAAAGGGCAGGTACAGCATCTATGCAACTACTTGGCGGATGGGATGAAAACCGCGAGGGCTTGATGCCAAGTGACGGACTTCTCCGAATCGAGGCACCGGTCGAAATATTTGCGATCAATCCTGAACCCGCTGTCGTCTTCCACGATGCGAAGCAAATCGTCGAACTTGATGCCATCCTCTCGTTGCTGGACGATTGCTGACGCCAGTTGCCGAACCTCTTCAGGTTGCAACAGGGGTTCAAAATACTTGGCGTTTTGGCTGGTCCGGTTATATTCCGGCCTGAGCAATTCGATGAGTTGGCTTTCGAGTTCGGTCAACTGGTCTTCAGACACGCCGATGTATTCGGCCTTATCAAAGCCAAATTTCTTGGCTTCAACATGCTCTTTGATTCGACGAATCACGTCGATAGATTGGCCGACATAAACGATCTTCCCCCACCGCGACAGGAAGTAAATGCCCGGAATACGCGGGGGGATGATTGGGACTTGAAGGCCGACATGATTCAGTCCCACCGATTCAAGGGCGGCTTGGAGGTTCATGGTTTACGACCATCTCCGATGTGGTGAATCGTTCTCCGCAATCCCGGCATTTGCGCACCCGATGCGACTCTTTGCCTTTGCGACGGGTGTAGAGTGCCGGAATCTTCGTGCTGTTGCACGCTGGGCAACAGAGACCTCTTGGTTTCCGTTTCGGAACAGCGAACTTGGGCTTGGGCGTCTTCGTCACGCGGTCTCCGGTGATGGGGTGGGTATGGTGGCGGTTCGCTTCGGGCACGGGTCGCCGAAGTTCTTCGGACGCACCCACTGTTTGCAGTGCCGGCACCGCTGGCACGCCGGGCCGGTGACGACTCGGCCGTTCGCGTCGAGGACGAAGTGGCCGACACAACAGAACTCGTCGTCTATCATTTCGTGGGGCGCGTTCACGGCGACGACTCCACGACGGTGGGGGATCCCAACTCTTCGACCGGTGCGAATTCCAACAGGCACCGGCAATCGTTCACCGGGAATACGCACCCTTCGATAGTGGCTGGAAATGATTCGTGTTCGACAAGGATTTCAACCGCGCCGCCGTGAACCCAACCGGCAGACTGGCATTGAAGCACCCTGAACCCTGCCGGCAGACAGCCGCATCCGCGAATCTTCGTCGTGCCGTAGGTAGCCGTCAACATGCGATGGGCACTGATTTGAAATACCTTTGCACGCACTGGTTTCATCGCCTGTTCCTCCGGTTCGCCTGTTGCATCTCCCGCAAACTGATGGGCTTCTTCGCCGCCCCCGGTGCCGGTGATGCGGCCGGCGTCGCGTCGGGCGACGCCGGCGGCGGTTCCTTCGATTTCTCCGC